TTTGATGGTGAGTCAAACGACGGTGTACTTAAATGGATGGAAGACGAAGACTACTTTGAGTTTTCAGATGACATACTTGTAGCCTCTACAGAAAAGATACAATTCCGTGACACGGCTATATACATTAACTCTAGTGCAGATGGACAGCTTGACTTAGTAGCTGATACAGAGATACAGATAGCTGCTACTACTGTTGACATCAATGGTAATGTAGACATCTCAGGCACACTCACTATCGGTTCAGCAGGTATATCTGAAGCTGAACTAGAAGTGTTAGACGGACTAACAGTTTCAACTACAGAAGTAAACATCCTTGACGGTGATACTACTGCCACATCTACTACAGTCGCAGATGCAGACAGAGTAGTAATGAATGACAACGGCACTATGGTGCAAGTTGCTGTAACAGACTTAGCTGCATACTTTGACGATGAAATTACAGCTATGCCTAACTTAACATCTGTAGGCACACTTTCCACACTCACAGTAGACAATGTAATAATAAACGGCACTACTATAGGACACACAAGTGACACAGACTTGATGACCTTGACTAGTGGTGTAGTAACTGTTGCAGGTGAATTAGATGCGACAACTCTTGACATTTCAGGTAATGCCGATATTGATGGTACAACTAACCTAGACGTTGTTGACATTGATGGTGCAGTACAAATTGATGCTACTGTAACTGTTGGTGTAGATGACACAGGTTACGATGTAAAATTCTTTGGTGATACAGCTTCAGCGTATATGCAATGGGATGCTTCTGCAGATGACCTTATACTAGGTGGTGCTGCAGGACTTGTAGTTCCTGAAAGTAAACTAACATTAGGTAGCACGGCTGTTACAGCTACTGCTGCAGAACTTAACTTGCTTGATGGTGTATCAGGATTAGTACAAGCTGACTTTACTAAACTGGCAGCAGTTGATTCAACAGCAGCAGAACTTAACATTGTAGATGGAGGTACTTCTGCTACATCAACAACATTAGCAGACGCTGATAGAGTTGTAGTAAATGATAATGGAACTATGGTGCAGGTTGCACTAACAGATTTTGAAACATACTTTGAGTCAGCTTTAGACACGCTCTCTAATGTTACAACGGTAGGAGCATTGGACAGTGGTTCTATTACATCAGGCTTTGGTGCTATAGATATTGGTTCTGACAATCTTACAGCTACAGGTACTATATCTTTAGGTGCTACATCCTTTAATGACAATGCCATTACTAACGTAGGTGACATTGCCCTTGACTCTATCAGTGCAGATGGCACAGACATTAACGTAGCTGTATCTGACAACTCAGCAACAGCATTTACAATTAAACAAGGCTCTGACAATTATCTTGTAATTGACACAGCAAACAGTAGCGAATCAGTAGCGATTGGTACAGGTATATCAGGTACTGCAATCTCTATTGGTCATAGCACATCTGAAACTACAGTTAATGACAACCTAACTATTACAGGTAATCTTACTGTAAGTGGAACTACTACAACTGTAAATACAACAAATACAACTGTATCGGATAACTTGCTAGAACTAAATAGTGGAGCAGGTTCTAACTCTAATGACGTTGGTATAATAATACAAAGAGGGTCAACAGGCAATGACGCTCTGTTTATGTGGGATGAGTCAGCAGATAAGTTTGCTCTAGGTACAACTACAGATAACGCAAGTAGCACTGGCAACCTCAACATGACAACAGGTACGCTTGTTGCTAACATAGAAGGTAACGTAACAGGTGATGTTACAGGAACAGCCTCAACAGCTACAGTAGCAACAACTGTTACTATTACAGACAACGAAAGCACAAACGAAGACAATGCTATTATCTTTACTGCAGGTGGAGATGTAGACGGTGGAAACATAGGATTAGAGTCAGATGGTGATTTAACTTACAATCCTAGCACAGGAAGGTTGACAGCGACACAATTATCTGGTACAATACAAACTGCAGCACAAGCAAACATTACATCACTAGGTACACTAACTACATTAACTGTTGACAATGTAATAATAAATGGTACAACTATAGGTCACACAGATGATACAGACCTTATAACATTAGCTGATGGAATAGCAACAGTAGCAGGTGAAATATCTGTAACTACCTTAGACATAGGTGGTACTAACGTAGCAGCTACAGCAGCAGAGTTAAACATAATGGATGGAGGAACAGCCGCTTCATCTACTACACTTGCAGATGCAGATAGATTAGTAACAAATGACGATGGAACAATGAAACAAGTAGCATTAACAGATGTAAAAACATATTTAAGTAGTGCAGGGTTTGCAACAGACGACCCTACCGCACTTGCGATAGCCCTTGGATAGTTAGGAGAAAGAGATGGCAAATACATTTAAAGTGGTAACATTCGCAGCCGAACCTGCCTCTGCAGGTACAGCCTATACAATGTACACTACACCTTCAAGTACAACAACAGTTGTGATTGGATTAATATTAACTAACATACACACTTCTCAAGTAACAGCAGAAGTTGAACTTGTTAGTGATACATCAGGAGGAGGTAGAGGAGCTACAAATGGCACAGCCTTTTTAGCTAAAGATGTACCTATACCTGTAGGAGCTTCATTAGAACTATTGTCAGGTGGTAAGGTTATACTAGAAACTACGGACGTACTAAAAATTGACTGTAGCGTAGCGGATAAACTGAGTGGTACACTTAGCATTATGGAGATAACATAATATGCCCTATATTGGAGTAGAACCAGAGTCTAACTTTCAGACTGCTCCTGCGGTTGTCAGGTTCAGTGGTGATGGTTCAGACACAACTTTTGCACTAGGTAGAACTATTGGCTCTGTGCAAGACATACTTGTGTCAGTAGATGGTGTTATACAGGACACTGCCGCTTATACTGTACCTGATGGGTCAACACTAACCTTTAGTGCTGCACCTTCTTCTAACTCAGGTAATAATATCTTTGTATACTTCCTAGAGACAGGTGGAGCTTCTGTTACACCTGAAGAACAATTTAAAGGTAACTTTAAAAATGGTGGTATGTTTAGATTAAATGCACAGTCTCTAACAACAAGCCTATCTATACTAGCTACAGAAAATGCTACAGTTACAGGTACACTGTCTATAGCTTCAGGTAATACACTAACGATTGAATCAGGTGGGAGGCTAGTAGTTTTATGAGTACAGTAAAAGTAGATACAATACAGACTACTGGTGGTGTTTCTGAGATAGCTATAGATAAACTTAAAGGTGTGTCTGCTGCTAGTTCTATAAGTGTTGTTGGTGAAGGTGGTACAACTACTACGAATTTGCAACAGGGATTAACAAAACATTGGCTATTAGCTTCAGGTGATAGTATTTCTGTAGCAGATTCATTCAACAGTTCTGGTGTTACAGATAATTCAGCAGGGGATGGAACTTTTGCCTTTACTAATCCATTTGGAAGCGGAAACTTTTCAACAAATTCTCTTAGTTCAGAAGATGGAACAATAGGTTATGTAACTATGTATTATGATAGAAGCTATTCAGCAAATGCAAATAACGTAAGATTGCAAGGCATAGATAATGGAGAAAGTTTTGATGATGGTGTTTTAGTTTCTACAATGTCTACAGGAGACTTAGCATGAGTACACTCTTACTAAACACACTCACAGGCAAAACATCCGCAGCGTCTATCAATGTGACAGGCGAAGGTGGTTCTGCTACTACGAATTTACAACAGGGATTAACTAAAGGTTGGGGTGAATCTGCCGCAAACGGAACAAGTATCACTGACAGTTTTAATGTTAGTAGTTTAACAGATACAGCTACAGGTAGGCAAAACTGGAATTTTACAATAAATATGGCTGCTGTGGCTTATTCGGCACATATAACTATAATGGATGATAATATAGCTGAACCTTTTATTACAAGTAGGTCTGCTACTGAATTTGAAGGTTATATGTATAGTGGAAGTGCTGCCGCAGATAAAATACAAGCAGTAAGTTGGTGTGGAGATTTAACATAATGGTAGCACATGGAACAATAGCATTTGACACGCTCACAACGTCTGACCAAGTAAAGTCTGGCACTGAGAAGTCTATAGATACGAGTTATTTATTAAATGGTTCTGTCAAAGGATACTCTAATGTTAGACAGGCGGCAACTTATGTTTCGCAAGTCTCATTCAACATATCTTCTGTTTCAGACACAGGTGCAGGTACAAATAGAAACTCTTTATCTAATGCTATGTCTACTTCTACTGATTGGCTAGTTGTTGCTCAGACTACTGTTACAAGTAACTATGGAGAAGGTTGCAACTGTGCCTCTCTTAGTAGCACTACATATGATGTTTATTGTACTGGTCCAAATAATACTACGCTTACGGATAGCAATGATTCACAGTCAATGATTAATGGAGATTTAGCATGATAGAAACACCAGAGTTTCAAGGCACACACTTATGGGAGCGTCTATGTTGGGCGAAGGAAAAGCTAGAGCCTTACAAGAGCGAGTATTGTGTAGTATGGGAAGACCCTAACGATATGGAAAACCCTGCTAAAGTTACACACCCAGACCCTAACTGGATGGCTTGTGCATTACAGGGTGGCATACTACCACCAGTACAATCCTATTGGGAACTAAAGAAAGATGAGAACAAGCCTGACTTTGTGAAACATACACGAGGTCCAGAGCTTCTACACAATATGCCTCCGATTGGTCCTATGACTGAAGAAGAAGCAATAGAGTATTTAATAATGAAGGACATACCTGAACATGTCTGGAGAGATTGGGATAAATCCAATAAGCCACGATTGGTTATATGTAATAAGAGTCAACTACCTGCAAGCAGGGAATGGCGAAATGCGTGGCAAATAAGCGATGAACTCACTGTTGAGACATCGGTAGCCGCATAAAGGAGTATTAAACTATGGCAACTAAATCTTATATTGTAGACATGGATGGTGCATCTATTGATGCGTCTACTGCAACTAAACCATCTGACAGACACTTTAGAGGTGCATGGAAACTATCTGGTACAACTATATCAGAGGACATGACTAAAGCTAAAGTTATCTTCAAAGATAAAATTAGAACAGTACGTCAGCCTCTACTAGACGCTGAAGACGTAGTGTACATGAAAGCATTAGAAGCTGACGATGCTTCAGCTAAGACTGCAAGTGTAGCTAAGAAGAAAGCTCTTAGAGATGCACCTGCTGCAACAGCTATTGATAACGCTGACACTATAGCTAAACTAAAAGCAGCTTGGGATGCAAGCACATTGGGTACTAGCCCTTACGCATAAGGATAAGT